AAGCACTTAATCATTCGTGCTGAAGTTAATAACCCACCAAAAGATGTGGACAAGTTAACAGAATGGTTAAAAGATTTTATAGGTTCTATTAATATGAAAATAATGTTAGGACCTTATGTGGCATACTGTAACAACGAGGGTAATAGAGGTATTACTGGTGTTGCTGTAATAGAAACAAGTCATATTGCAATTCACGTATGGGACGAACCTGTACCTGCTCTAATGCAATTAGATGTTTATAGTTGTGCTGAATTTAATCCTTATCTCATAGCAGATAAGTTAAAAAAAGATTTTGATGTAGTAAAAATGGATTATAAATTTTTAAATAGAGAAACAGGATTAAAACCAATAAGATTAAACAAGGAGTATATAAAATAGTGAAAAGTGTATTTAACAAAGATAAAAATTTAGATGTAACTAAACAGTTAATGTTTTTTGGTCCTGATTTATCAGTACAAAGATATGATGATATGAAATATCCTGTATTTGATAAACTCAATCAACAACAACTAGGTTACTTTTGGAGACCAGAAGAAGTATCATTACAAAAAGATAGAAATGATTATCAGACTTTATCTGAACAACAAAAGTTTATCTTTACATCTAATTTAAAATATCAAACTATGTTAGATAGTGTACAAGGTAGAGGACCTTGTCTTGCCTTTTTGCCATTTTGTTCTTTACCTGAATTAGAAGGTTGTATTGTTACTTGGGATTTTATTGAAACAATACACAGCAGATCATACACATACATTATTAAAAACTTATATTCAAATCCAAGTGAAATCTTTGATACCATTATACAAGATGAAAAAATTGAAAGACGAGCAAAAACTATTACTGAAACATATGATGACTTGATTAATACAGGTTATCAATATTTGCTTGATAATAAAAAAGTAAATTTATATGAGTTAAAAAAGAAACTTTATCGTACTATGGTAACAGTAAATATACTAGAAGGCTTACGTTTTTATGTTTCATTTGCTTGTTCGTTTGCTTTTGGTGAATTAAAACTGTTAGAAGGATCAGCAAAGATTATATCATTTATTGCTAGAGATGAAAGTCAACACTTGGCGATGTCACAAACTATCATCAACAATTGGCGTGAAAGAGAAGGCGACAAAGAAATGTTAAAAGTGATGAAAGATTGTGAAAAAGAAGTTTATACAATGTATGATGAAGCCTTACAAGAGGAGAAACGTTGGGCAACTTATCTATTTCAAAAAGGTTCTATGATTGGTTTATCAGAAAAACTATTACATCAATTTGTAGAGTATATGGCAAATAGAAGAATGAAAGCTATTGGATTAAATCCAGTTTATAATCAAAAAACAAATCCATTACCTTGGGTAGATCATTGGTTAAATAGTCGTTCATTACAAAACGCACCACAAGAAACAGAAATTGAATCATACGTCATTGGTGGTATTAAACAAGACGTTAAAAAAGATCAGTTTAAGAAATTTAAACTATAAAGGAAATATGAAAGTTTTTATAATGTCTATTTTTTTACTTCAGGTTGATTTAGGAGGATATCCTTTTACTACACCATTTGAAGAAAATCCAAGAATAGAATTTAAGACAGTAAAAGAATGTGTTAGTGCTGCTAAAGATAAAAGAAATAAAATGTTAAAATCGTCTTTAAAATACCTTGAATTAGGAATAGTTGATGTAAAGATTGACTGTATAGAAACAACACAGTCGAAAGAAGGGACGATTTAACTATAATGATAGAGAAAAGAAAAAAAACTTGTTCTAGTTGTGAAACTAAATATACTGTAGAATGGAATATAGAGATACAGGATTTAGAACCTTTAACTTGTCCTTTTTGTGGACACGAAGTAGAGGAACTAGAAGATGAAGAAGTTTGGTCAAACGAACAACCAGAAAACGAAGACGATAGTTGGAATTGATTATAGTTTAACAAGTCCTGCCGTTTGTATTAATAATGAAGGTGAATATATGTTTTATTATTTGACAAATAAGAAAAAATACATTGGTCAAATGGCAAAGAATATTATTGGTTATGAACACCAAGAATACGACACACCCATAAAAAGATTTAGTCAAATATCAGATTGGGCAATCAACACATTTAATAGATTAAGTTACGATTTAAAAAACTTAAAAGTTTTTATCGAAGGATATTCTTTTGGTTCAAAAGGACAAGCTATATTTCAAATAGCAGAAAACTGTGGTATTCTAAAGTACAGATTACAACAATTAAATATATCATATGATACAGTTGTTCCAAGTGTAGTAAAAAAAGGTGCTACTGGTAAAGGTAATGCCGATAAAGATATGATGTACGAGGCATTTTTAAAAGAAACAAAAATTGACTTGAAGAAAATATTTGATACAGATAAAGTAGGTAATCCTATTTCAGATATCGCTGATAGTTATTTTATACAAAAAGTTGGTTATGAAAGTATTAAGATCAATAAAAAAAGTTAAAACACCTATACCAGTCGTTGAATTTGACATTAACGAGTTAATGTTAATTCCTCATATTAAATGGATTCAAAAAAGATATCCTAATTTCAAAGACAGCGCTGATAAAGTGGGTATGATTTGGCCGATAATTGTTACAGATGATAAACATTATTGGCAGCACGAAAAAAATTGGCCGAAAGATGAACAAGGAAATTATATACCTGGAAAAATGGTACACACAGGTAATAAAAGAGTAATTTGGGCAAGAGAAAATGGTTTTACCCATATAGAAGGTTATTTTGTAAATGATAAGATGGAAAAAGATAAAATAGTTTCACAAACTTTTATGAATAGAATAGATTATCCTAAAAGTTTATCACAATTCAAGGAACAGTATAAATGATAAAAACAGTTACATTAGGACAATCTAATTCAATTTTAAAAATAAAACATTATTTAACTGAAAAAAATGGTTTTTCTAATTATGATATTCCTATACAATATAATGACAACAAAGTTATTAATATGACAGATTTGTATTATATTAATAATTGTGATGTAGTTTTATTTTTTGGAACTTTCGGTAGTAATCATCCTAATAGACAATGGCAGCCAGACACTAAAAATTTACGACAAGCGTGGTTAGAAACTATCAATTCTTTTATATCGAATTATTGTAAATCTATTAATAAAAAAATAATAGTATTTGAAACAGGTACACTATGTAGAGTTAGATCAGCCATTACAGGAACAACTTATTGGAAAGATGAAACTCCTTTTTATTATAGAATGGGACTACAACATTGGACATACGGCAAAGCTACATTTGCTAATCCTACAAGAGATAGATTAAAAAAATACTTAATCAATAATCCTGATTATAAAGATCAATTAAGTAATCAATTTTACAATCATCAATGGAAAAATAATAAAGATGGTTATATATTAATATGTCTAGGATTAGAAAACGATCCTACTGCTACAAAACCAATAGATCAATTTGTAGAGGAAACTTATAATGAGATTAGAAAATATACTGATAGAAAAATAATAGTTAAACCTCATCCACATACACAAATAGATTTTTCAAAATATGAAACAGTATATAATAAAATGCAACCAGGTTGGGATAAATTATCTTTAAAAAATTTATCAGATAAAATATATTGTGCTGTGTTAGATAATAGTACATCTATTTTTGAATTAACTTTTTTAGGTATACCTTGCTTTACAAGTAAAGCAAATTTTGGTTATAAATTGAAAAATAATGATTTATCTAATATAGAGAATATATATTATTGTACACCTGAAGAAATGAAAGAATGGTATAATGAAATGGCACACACAGAATTTACTTTAAAAGAAATAGGTTCAGATGAACATTTAGAAATAATAAAGGAGATGTTAACTTGTGAATAAACTACCTCACTATTTAGGCGGTCATAAAGGTAGAACTCACGTAGATACAGGCATATTAACTTATGCTAGAGATGAATTAAACTGTAAATCTTTTTTAGACATTGGTTGTGGTCCTGGTGGGCAAGTATATGAAGCACATAGTTTAGGTTTTGACGCAAGAGGTG